TTGTCAGACATTGGTGGTATTACTGCTAGTTCTACAGACACACTAACTAACAAAACAATAGATGCAGATGGTACAGGCAACAGTATTACAAATATTGAAAACGCAAACATCAAAGCATCTGCTGCCATTGACGCTACTAAGATAGCTGATGGATCAGTAACAAGTGCAGAGTTTCAACATTTAGGCTCTGTTACTTCAGATATTCAAACACAATTAGATGCCAAAGCAAGCAAAGGTCTGGCTGTTGCAATGGCAATCGCTTTATAGGAGAAAACATGGCACAAGATTTTGAATCAAATGGAGCACAGATTACAAACTCAGCTACAACAATATACACATCAAACAGTGATGATGCTGTTGTAGGATTGAGACTTGCAAACATTTTAACTACTACAGTTACAGTAAGTGTATTTGTATCTGAGGGTGGTTCTACAACAAGATACCTTGTAAAAGATTTATCTATTCCACCAGCAAGTTCAGTAGAGCTAGTGCAAGGTGGTGCTAAATTTGTATTACAAAGTGGAGACATCTTAAAAGGACAAGCTGGTACAGCAGACAGTATTGATGTCTGGGTATCAGTGGTTGACTCAATTAGTACATAGGAGATAGCATGGCAACAATAACGTCAGTAGGAGGAGTTCAATATATAGGTGATGCACCAGCAGGTGAAACTATACATGAACATGATTCTGAAATAAATAAAGATCAAATAATAACCAGTGCTGTATTAGCTGGACCAATTACTTTTGCAGCAACTGTCACTGTAACTGGCACACTTGTTGTAGTATGAGCAATCCTTACGACAAAAATCAAGACATACACATAGATCGAGGTACTAGAAAACTTGTTGTAAAAAACACACAGAACACAACTAATATTCTTAACCAAAACAAGTGGTCTCAAAACAATGTGGAACAAAAAGGAGATATGCAACGCATAGCTCAGATACCTTTGATCGCTTTGAAAATTAAAACAAAAGAACGATTTGGACACTCTAATTGGTACAAAGTAGCCAAAGATGAACAAAAGAAAATAATTAGAGAAATGGTAAACAGTAATGAATTTATGTTCTTTAGAACAGGAGATAAAAGATTATAATGGCATTAGATACTTACACAAACCTTAAAACTGCAATAGCAAACTTTCTTGCTAGAGATGATTTATCTTCAGAGATTGATGACTTTATTGATCTAACAGAGGCAGACCTTAATCGTAGATTGCGAATAAGAGCTATGGAAAACGTATCATCTTTTACGATAGATGCAGAAACTGAGGCACTGCCTACAGGTTTTTTACAAGTTCGTAGTTTTCATTTAGTGCAAAACCCTAAGATTGCTTTGCAATTTATGACACCGTTTCATCAGTATGAAACACAAGGCAGCTCTAGGACAGGAACACCTAAAGCATACTCAATAGAAGGATCTAATTTTAGATTTAGTCCGATACCTGATAGTTCATACACTTCAAGTCTTGTCTTTTATAAAGCATTAGACTCACTTGATGGTAGCACAGCTACAAATTTTATACTTACAAACCATCCAGATGTTTATTTGTATGGTGCATTATACTTTGCATCTACATTTATTAGAGGAATGGATCAAGGGTCTGTTGCACAATTTAAGGCACAATATGAAGCTGCAATCAAACAAGTAGAAGAAGCTGACGAAAAAGATAAATATAATGGAACACCTCTAGTTCAAAGAACTGGAATAAATATAAACAATTTTGATAACGTAAAATAATGCAAGTACCTTTTGGAGAGTGGCTGCCTGATTTACCAGATCATTTAAATCCTGGTGCAACGCAAGCCAAGAACGTATATCCTGCTGTAAATAGTTACAGACCTTTTAAAAGCATCACACAGGCTACTGTAAATGCTTTAGATAATAGAGCACAAGGTGCTGCATCATTTACATCTGATACAGGTAACGTAACAATCTTTGCTGGTGACTCTAGTAAACTATATCAAATACAAGCTAACTCTGTAGTAGATGAAAGTGGTGGCACAACATTTAACACTGCTGAAAATGGCTATTGGGATTTTGTAAAGTTTGGTGAGACAGTAATAGCTTTTAATGGTGTAGATGCACCTCAAGCATGGTCACTTGATACTTCAACAGACTTTGCTGCACTTTCAGGTTCGCCACCTACATTTAGACACGCAGCAGTTGTAAACAACTTTGTGGTTACTGGATTTCAACCAACAGCACAAAACAAAGTACAGTGGTCATCTTTTAACAGTGCAACATCTTGGACAGAAGGTGTTAATCAAGCTGACTCAGAAACATTGCCAGAGGGCGGTGTAGTTACTGGTGTAACAGGTGGACAGTTCGGTTTGATATTTCAAGAAAACAGAATTACCAGAATGGATTATAGAGGTGGTAATGTAATATTTTCTTTTAGACGTATTGAAGACAACATAGGTGCAGTGCAAGGCAAAACCGTTATTAAGGTTGGTAATCTTGTATATTTCCTATCAGAAGATGGTTTTAGAGTTACAGATGGCAACTCATCAAAACCTATCGGTAATGGTAAAGTAGATAGATTTTTTAAATCTGATCTTAGATTTGCACACAGAGAAAGAGTAAAAGCTGCTGTAGATTATGCGAATAAATTAGTTTGTTGGTCATATCCATCTACTGCTAGTGGTGTGACAGATAAAATTATTATTTACAACTATGAAACTCAAAGATGGTCTATAACAGAACTATCGCATGAGTTTATATTTAATTACATATCTCCAGGTTTTACTGTAGATGAATTAGACAACTATCCATCAACAGGTTCTAATAACCTAGATGCTATTAACGTACCACTAGATAGTGATATATTTGTAGGTGGGTTGAGGTCATTTGGTGTATTTGACACCGATCATAAGTTTGGAACATTCGAGGGAACAAACCTTGAGTGTGAGATAGGCACTGGAGAAACAGAGATATTTCCGCAGAACAGGTCTTTAGTAACACACGTAAGACCTATTGTGGACACAACATCAGCTACTGGATCTTTAACTACTAGAAACAGAGTAGGTGACTCACAATCTACGACATCACCAGTTGCTACCATGCACGCTACAGGAACAATACCGTTTCATAAGAGTGCAAGATATTTTAAATTTAATATGCAAATACCAGCAGGCACGACATGGAATGACGCACAAGGTATTGATATAGAAGCTACAAAAGAAGGATATAGATAATGACAACAGGTTTATTGGGTGATACACCATTTTTAGATTTACTACAGGACTACACTGTTAAATTTAATAACAGAGTAGAAAGTAATCCTTTTGGTAATTACAGCAATTTTCAGGCATCTGATTTTGTAAACACACCGTTTGGTGAACGTATTGCACAACCAAAATTTGACGGTAATCAATTTTTAATGCCTGATTTGAGTGGTTCTACTTATACACCAGGTAACTTTAGTCTTGCACCAGGTGCAGGATTTAACTTTGGTAATTTAGGAACATACAATCCAGGTGCTTTTAATCAATTCTATCAAGCACCAATGACATCTCCAGCTATGGCAAGAACAACCACAAGAACTGGTGATGGTAGAGAAAATCTTGAAAGATTATTACGTGGTGGATCTGCTCCATTAGGAGCAGTAGGAACTCAATTTGTTGGAGATCAAGGTTTTAGAATTAATGCAGATGGAACTGTAACTAAACTTGATGAAGATTCTTTAGATTATAAATTTAATAAGTTTATGTCTGGTTTACTAAGTGCTACTCCAGGTAATCTAATAAGAAATGCTATAGCTGGTACACCACAAAATATATCAGATTTAGCACAACAAGTAGGAAACCAATTTGGTGACGAAGCTGGTGCTAATTTCTTTGCAGAAGCTGCTAAAAATAGACCAAGTGGAGCTTTAACAAGTGAGCAAGCAGATGTTGCAAGACGTAGAGCTTCTCAAGGAGGCAGAAAAACAAGTGAGGGATTAGATAGAGCAAGAGAAAGAAGTAAAGATGCAGCAGCAAAAGCAACTGGTAAATCAAGAGGTTTCTTTGGTGGTAGATAATGGCTAGTAAACAAAACTTAGAATATATCTATCAGTACATTGATAGCACTGAGGACTTTCAGCGTATTGTTGAGGATTTAGCAAATCAACTTATTACGTATCATAACACTGAAAACCAAGAAGTAGTAGCATGGTTTCTTGCATAAACTGCAATCATCCTTGTCATTGTGATAGAGATGAAACTTGTAGTAAATGTGATTGTGCATATTGTGAACACGCAAACGCATTAGATGAATTTTGGAAAAACTTAAAAGATGGCACATACCTATAAAAATAGCAAAGTAGACTTAACGTCTACAGGAGACACAGTATTATACACTTCACCTGCTGCAACAACTACGATTGTTAAAAGCATATTAGTGTCAAATGATGATACATCTAATGCTTGTCACATAACAGTTACACTACTAAATACAAGCAATACAGTGTTTAGTTTATTTAAAGAAAAAAACATAACTGCGAAAACAACTGAGGAATTACTAACGCATCCGATAGTAATGAACACAGATGAAGAACTAAAAGTACAAGCACAAAATGCTGACGATCTTCACGTGGTATGTAGTTATTTAGAGGTTACATGATTGGTGTTGTTCAGATACCTCAAGAAAATATAGAAACAGTTTGGACTTTAGTAGATGATGCTATTACAAAAGCATTAGCTTACTCTGGTCATCATTATAACACAGAAGATGTATTAGACGCTTGTAAAAGCGGTGATAATCAGTTGTGGTTGGTTTGGGATGAAGAAACTGAACCAAAACTTAAAGGTGTTGTGGTTACTAAAATAATCATAAGACCGAACTCAAAGGTTGCAAACATATTCATTTGTACTGGAAAACAAAGAAAACTTTGGCAAGACAGATTGCACGATATTGAGAAATGGGCTAAAGATAATAAGTGTACGCACTTTGAAACTTATGCTCGACCAGGATGGTCTAAATTATTAAAACAAAAAGGGTATAAAATTACCCATTACTTACTAGAAAAGAAATTGGAGGAATAAGTATGTCAAGTGGCGGAAATGAAACTACCACTCAAACAACGCAGCCTTACGCACCTGCGGAACCTTTTTTAAGGGATATATTAGGCGAAGCACAAAATATTTACAGAAGTGGTGTAGGTAGACAGTTTTTTCCAAGCAGTACAGTAGTACCGTTTGCAGATCAGACACAACAAGCACTTAATTTACAGCAAGCAGCAGCATTAGAACAAATGCAACCTTCAACATTGCAAGGTCAAGCTGCAACAACTTTAGGTAATCTTGCTAGTGGTACTGCATCAAATCAGTTTTTAGATCAAGTAAGACAAGGCATCACATCTGATGTTTTAAGTAATGTTCAAACACAATTCGGTGGTATGGGTAGAACTGGCACAAGTCCAGCAGCTCAACAAGCAGTTGCACGTGGAGTAACCCAAGCCTATGCACCAATCGCTACATCATTACAACAGCAAGAAAGAGACAGACAACTTAGAGCTGCAACACAACTTTCACCATTACAAGAACAAATGGATCTTAGAAGATCATCAGGTATCGCATCACTTGGTGGTGTAGGTGCTGCATTTGAAGATTTAGCACGTAGACAATTACAAGATCAGATCGCAAGATTTCAGTTTGGTCAACAAGCACCAATACAAGCATTACAAGATTATGCAGGTTTAATTACACCTATTGCAAGTGGTTTACCTGTTACAACCGCATCACAACCTGGCGTTAGTCCAATACAGGGAGCATTTGGTGGAGCAGTTGCTGGTTCAGCTCTAGGTGGTCCTGGAGCTTTAATAGGTGCTGGTTTAGGCGGATTAGGATTTTTAAGTTAGGAGATTTATGCCACATAATTTTTTTCATAAAGCACAAGGGTTGTTACAAAACCCCATACAATCTTTTAGACAAGCTAGTCAGCCAGGCGGTTTGTTAGCTCCTGTAACAAGTATGAATCAATTTCTAGGTGATCCAAGAGTAAATGTTGGTTTAGCAATAGCTTCAGGTAATCCGATAGGTGATGCTTTATTACAGTCTGCACAAATACAAGAAGCACTTGCACCAGAAGTAGTTGATGCACCAACAACTAAAGCAGCAACAATTATGAGTGGACCAGAACAAGGAAGACAAGTGTTTGTAACAAACGCAGAGATAGCAGCTAACCCAGAATTGTACGGACCTCCCATAACAGGGCAAACTACAAAAATTTTACCAGATGGCACCGTTGAAATTGGACCTGCTGCTGATTTTAAATCACAAGAGGAAAGACAATCAGAGGCTAATAATATTTATACAGCAGCACAAAATTTAGCTAACTTAGGTAATGACGCATTACAATTTCTTGAAAAAGCACCTATTGGTGCAACAGGAGGCGTTGTAAGAGCTTTTGAGGGTTTGGCGGATCAAACAAGACAAGCAGCAGAACAGTTTGGATTTAATATAAATGATTTTGACAGAGGTAAACTAAAAAGTATTGTAGAAAATCAGTATGGAAGTGAAGCTGCAAACAATGCAAGATTTTTTGGAACAATTACTACTTTGGCTTACGGTCTTGCAAGAATCGAAGAACCAAACAACCCAAGATTATCTGATGGTGATATTGAAAGACAACTAGCTAGATTAGGAAGCTCACAATCTAAAGAAGTATTTGCAGCAGGTATTGATACTGCAATAGATCAATCTATAAGAAACGCTAAAACACAATATTCTGTTCTTACACAAAATGAGATGCCAGATGTAAATTACATGGGCTACACTGCCTCACCTGCCGAAAAGCCAACTATAAACAATGATCCGTTAGGTTTGTTTGACTAATGACAAGTATAAAACAGCTTAAAGAAAAAATACCTGAGTATAGGAATATTCCTGATTTGCAACTGGCAGACAGTTTATACAAAAAGTTTTATGCAGGTAAAGTATCTGAAAATAGTTTTTTAAAAACAGCGTTTCCAGAAATAGCAGAAACAAGACCACAAATTACACCTGAGTTTGAACAAAATTTAAAACCTAGTCAAACAATAGGTTTAGCTTTTTCTCCAGAGTTTCAGAGAGGTGCTTTTAGACCTACAACAAAAGAAGTAGCAGAATTAAGTGGCGTTGATGTTGACAATCCTGCAACACAAGAAGCACGCTTTGCTGCATCTTTAGGCATTAATCAGGAGCAAAAACAAATAGCTATAAAGGACTTGTTGTCGAAATCTTACGGACAAAACATAGATGTTAGAGTTGGTCCAAATACAGGTGAGTTAGAGTATTTAAATCCAGAAACAAACACCTATTCTTTAGTAAATAAACCAGGAGTTGATTTTGGTGATTTAGCTGGTAATGCTGGCGATGCAATGGTTATTATACCAGAAATCGCTGCTACAGTGGGTGTTGGACTTGCAACTGGTGGCGTTGGAGGTATTAGTGCAGGTGCAGCTACAGCGTTTGCAGCAGACTATGCTAGACTTAAATTAGGACAAAAACTATACGGTATTAATAATGATTTAGGTGATAATGCTTTAGCAAAAAGAGCTTTGCAAACAGGAGGATTTTCCCTTGCAGGAGGTGCTTTAGGTTTATTTGGTGCAAGAGGCATTAAAGGAATAAATAATATAGTAAACGGTAGAATAGTAAGGGAAGATTTTTTAGATGCTTACGCTGACAAAACTATAGCTGACAATGTTGTAACAACAATCAATCAACAACTTGATGATGCCAATATTAAATCCCAGTTAAAATTTACTTTAGGTCAAGCAACAAACGACATTGATTTACTTGCAGCACAACAGGCGTTTGAAAGAACTCAACGATTAGGTTATGTTGGACAGTTTAGGGAGTTTGGAATAGATCAGGCTACAGCACTTAATGATTACTTTAAGTTGTTAAGATCAGGGTTTGATAAAAATGCTTTATCAACTGGTTCAGCAGTAAGTCCTTTTGATGCTGGTAGTTATGTTCAAAACGTAATCAATAAAAGAAATGATCCTGTTATACGTTCACTTGTTGATAGACAACAACAATCAGAAACACTTTTAGAAAAAGCATTAGTATCTTTGCCTGATGGCAATGTTCGTGAAACAGGTATGGTTGTTCGTGATATAATATCAGACGTTACTGAACAATTTAAGAAAGACGCTGGTGTTGCTAAATCTAAATTAAACGAAGCTGCACAGTTAGAAACGACAGGGTACGACATAATACAAGAATCTATCCAAAGTCTATCAAGTAAACAAAGAAATAATTTACTTAAATTAAAAACATTTGAAACAAATATAAAAGATGATTTTTTAAATTTAGGAAAAGTTCAACCACTAAAGACTGTTGACACAGGTTTATTAGACGAAGCAGGTCAACCTATCACAAAAGCAGTACAACAAACTATTGCAAAAGATCAAAAAATACCTGTTGAAACATTAACAAATACTTTGTCAGAATTAAACAGGCAAGTAAGATACGCACAAACAGGGCTGTCTACAGAAACTGTTGACGTTGGTGCATTAAAACAATTAATTGGCAGTATTAACAAACAATTACGACAAGACACATCTGAGGCTTATGTAGCTGAGTTAGATCGTTTTAATCAATTTTACAAAACCAACAAAGCTAAATTAGATTCAACAATTTTAGCTGATTTAGTTTCTATAGATAAAAGTGGAAGATTAAAAGTAGCTGATGAAGATGTATTTGGTTTAACCTTTAAAAAAGGTAAAGACACATTTAGAAACGCTGCTGAATTATACGAGGTAATTAAAACCAGTCCAGATGCTATGTTAGCTTATAAAAATCAAATATTTGATTTTTACAAAAGCAAAGTCGTAAAAGATGGTGTTGTAAATGTTAAAGCACATAACGCTTTTATGAAAGATTATGATTCACCTTTACAATTATTTTTTAACAAAACAGATTTACAAAAGATAAAAACCATTGGTGGTTTACAAAGATACATAGATAAAACTATAAAAACTAGAACAAAATTAGAAAACGATATAAGAAAATCTTTTGAAGGCAAAATATCTAATATTGCACCTCAAGATTTAGTAAAAAAAGTTTTCAACAGTAATAACATTAATGATATAAGAAAATTAAAAAGTTTGTTGCAGAAAGACCCAGAAGTTTTACAAGCATTTAAATCGGCAGTTTTGTCAGATATGAATGAACGTGTCACTATTGTTCCTTCGGCTTCGAGATTAGGAGTAAAACAAATAGACCCTGCAAAATTTACAACATATTTAAATGGTAAAGGCGATGAGTTAGGTTACAACAAAGCGTTATTAGAATTGTTTGGTTCTAAGTTTACTAATAATTTACAAACTCTTAATAGAGCTTTACAAATAGGTGCAAGACAAGAACCTGCTTTACAAGAAGGTATTTTAGCTAATGCCTTTACTGATATAATAAGAGCAAGGGTTGGTCAATTTACGCCTCTTGGTAGAACTTTAACAGCTTCAAGAAGAATTTATAAAAGAGCATCAGAGAGGGTTTTAGCAAACGCAATACTTTCACCAGAAAGTTTAGAAGACATGATTAGATTAAGAAGAATTAACCCAAGAACTGAACAGGCTGCTTACATATTAGGTTCTTTAGGTGGGTTGGTATTTGCACCAAATGAATAAGGAGATCACATGGCAGGAACAGGCGTAGGTAAATACAGCACAACCGCAGGTAACAACACTGACACGCAAACTGTAAACTTTTCTGAAGGTATGGCTCCTTCTAATGTAAACAATGCAGCACGTGAGACTATGGCTAATATCCGTAGTATGTATAACCAAATCGGTGAAGGCTTCTATGAGTTTGGTGATGGTGATGGTACTTACACAGTAGCACGATCAGACTCTGATACAATTACTATTACAGCATCAAGCACAGACCTAACAGCTACATACTATGCAGGTAGAGCTATTCGTATAACAGATAGCTCTGGTAATGTAACAGAAGGTACGATTACATCTTCAGCGTTTTCAAACCCAACCAATACTATTAATGTCTCACAGACTATTGCAGGTACTGGCACACCTTTGAAAATAGAACTAGGCATACAAGGTTCATCATCTGAGTTAGTTGTTGATGGAGACAACGACACTAAGATACAAGTAGAAGAAGGTTCTGATGATGACACAATAAGATTTGATACTGGTGGCACAGAGAGACTACAGGTCTCATCAGCAGGGGCGTTTGCCTTGCAGAGTGCTGGCGGTTCATTTATACATTCAAACACAATATCTAACACATTTACTTTGACCAGTCAGAATATGTTTATGGTCGGTCCAGTAAGTGTAACAGGAGTTATTACAGTAGGCTCTAATTCTACTGTTGTCGTAATATAAGGAGAAACAAATGGCAGGAATACAAATAGACGGAGTTAATAACAAGATTGACTTTGATGATGATGCAGATACCAGTATATCTGCTAATACAGATGATAAGATTGTTGTTGAAGCAGGAGGCACTAATACATTATTTGTAAATAATGGAACAGTAGGTATAACAAACGAACCTGATTTAGGATCTGGTTTACACATTAAAACATCAGATAGTGGTGCTAGTGTTAATGCTTCCCATGATGAATTAGTAATTGAAGCTAATGGTAATTCAGGTATTGCCATACTTTCAAGCACAAGTAATGCTGGTGCAATATGTTTTGGAGATAGTGGCAACAACTGTATTGGTTATATTAACTACGACCATGCTTCTGATTCTATGCAATTTGGTGTTAATAATGCTGAAAGAATGAGATTTGCATCTGATGGTGATATGTTTATAGGAGCTACATCAAACTTTGATGGTGAAATATTAAGAGCAAATGTAGATGGCACAAATAACATAGCTTCATTTACATCTTCAAACAATGGAGGTGCTGGACAAATAACTATTACTAATTCTTTTAGTGCATCCGCTTCTACTGATGAAACTGCTACTGTAAGATTTGGTCTTGGTAATGGTGGTGCTGCAATGCAAGCATTTAAAGTTTCTGATACGCAAACTGCTGCTAATAGAGATGTTGGTTTACAATTTAAAGTGCAACAAGATAACGCTGAGGCAGTTAGATTTCAAATATCAAGCAATGGTGACCTTACTGCAACTGATACATCTATTGGTTCTATATCAGATGTAAGACTTAAAAAAGATATTGAAGATTTAACTTACAGTATTGATACATTTAAAGCATTAAAACCAAGAACATTTAATTGGAAAAATCCTTGGTTACATGGAGAAGAAACTAATCGTAGAGGATTTGTTGCTCAAGAACTTAAAGAAGTAGATCCTTATTGGGTTAGTCAACAAAAGGCTGTAAAAAAATCAGATGATGTTTTAGATCCAGCTACATACTATGAAGAAGGTGATGAAATACCTGAAGACAAAGAAATTGGAGACATAAAAACAGAAGCTACTTATACATATCAATATGAAAAAGGTGATGGTTCTGACTATGATTTATTAAATGATGGTAGTGAACTTGATAATATAGAAATGATAGCAAAACTTGGTAAAAAAGATGCTATGTATATTTCAGTCATACAACAACTAATTGCAAGAATAGAAGCATTGGAGGGTAACTAATGTTTACACTAGACAACAAAGAATATGACGAAACTAAAATATCAGCTAAAGCTAAGTCAGCTTTGGAAGAAGTAGTGCGTGTATCTAAACATATGCAGGATCTAAGATTTGCCCAACAAGGCTATATTAATATATTAAAAGAAGAATTAAAGGAGACTAAGGATGAGTAGTGAAATTAAAGTAGACACTATTAGTGAAAATACCAGTGCAAATGGTGTAGCTATTGATGGTGTTACTCTAAAAGATAATGGTATAACAGCATCAGGCGATATATCATTTGATGGTGGATCTTTTGTATTTAACGAATCTGGTGCTGATAAGGACTTTAGAGTAGAATCTGATGGCAACACTGGTATGTTATTTGTTGATGCTGGTAATGATAGAGTTGGTATAGGAATTTCATCACCTGAAGGAGTTTTGCATATTCACGGGGGTGACTCTGGTAGTTCTTATTCAGCAGATGCTGCAGACAGGCTTATTATTGAAAATAACGACTCGTTAAGAATAGACATGAGAACAGGAGCTACAAATTCTGCTGGGATTATGTTCTCCGATGGTACAAGAAACAGAGGTGAGCTTTCTTATAGTCATAATTCTGATGGAATGTCTTTAAGCACTGCTGGAAGCACACGAATGGTAATTGGAAGCAATGGTAACATAGGTGTTGGTAATACAGATACCACACCCGCTTTTGGTATCACTGTCGCTGATACTAGAGTAACATCAGGTGTTTGTTTAGATGTACACCATAGTAAAAGTGATACTACTTTTAGTGGTATGGTTGCAAGATTTCAAAGTGCAAGAAATACAACTAATGAAACTTATGAATTTATTAGATGTGCTATATCTGGAATTGCAAATAAACTTTTTGTTCACGATAGCGGTGATGTTGATAATGCAAATAATTCTTATGGTGGTATTTCAGATGAAAGAGTAAAACAAGATATAGTAGACGCTAATTCACAATGGAATGATATTAAATCATTAAAAGTAAAAAACTTTAGAAAGAAAGCAAATGTTAGAGATTTTGGTGATGATGCTTTAACAGAAATTGGTGTTATTGCACAAGACCTTGAGGCATCAGGTATGAATGGTTTAGTAAAAGAATGTCAACCAGATCCAAGTCATGTATATTCAGACTCAAGTTTTGGAACTGTATGGACAGAAGATGATGATGAAGTAAAAAACGGAACTGAAACTCTCGGTGAAGTAAAAGAAGTCAAAGCAAAAGTAAAAACTGTTAAATATTCTGTTCTGTACATGAAAGCTATTAAAGCATTGCAAGAAGCGATGACAAGAATTGAAGAACTTGAAGCAAAAGTAGAAGCATTGGAGAACGCATAATGACATCAAAAATTAAAGTAGATACGATAGAAGAAAAAACAAGTGGAAATGGTGTAACCATTGATGGTTTGACTATCAAAGATGGAGGCATAACAGCTACAACTGGTGCAACAGTATTTAATGAGGCTGGTGCAGATGTAGACTTTAGAGTTGAGTCAGATAGTAATACTCATATGTTTTTTGTCGATGCTGGAAACAATGAGGTCGGAATAAATACAAGTACTGCTGAATCAACATTTCATGTAATTTCAACTGGTACAAATAGTGCTGGAAAATTTGAGTGTAATTCTGCAAACGCACCTATGGTAACTCTAAATAACTCAAGAGCAGATGATGGTTCAGAAATATCTTTAAGATTTGACCGATCCGATGTTGTTCAGGGTGCTATTGGTACAACAGCACAGGCTATGACTTTTTTCACAAACAGTTCTTT